ATAGAAACTTTGTATGTGTGCTTTGCCCTCAGGCGGTAACGGCGCAACAACTTGCGCATCCAGTTCGCCTCAGTACGGCGTGTGCAACCATGCTACCAGTTCAGGTTTCCTGTGCGCTTCATATGCACACTGTGTGTATATTTCGTATCAAATTCAGCACTAAATTTCGTGCGGAGACAGAGTTGTAATTCCCCCCGTTGGTTTGCCTCACACCAACTCCCTCTAGATTTTTCATTGCGCTGCGCCTCGTGCCAAAACAGCACGATCCACCCTCGTTACCGAGTGTCACCAACTGCCGTGCGAATGGCTTAGGTCGTGGAATTTGCCGATTGTGAATTACTTATTGTGAAGTGTCAGGCAAAACCCAATCAGCCCCACGACATTCAGGGCATGGCTTGACAACTTCATAAACCTTGTGCATGAAAATTGTTTTGTACTGTTCAGAGATGCGCTTTGCTTTGCTGTCATAACGGATGCCATTGTCCCAAAGTGTGCCGTCACAAATCGTGCAGCCTTTCCCACTTTTCACATCAACGGGTTTGCGGTTGCGTACCAAGATAAATATCTTGCGCATTTCTTTCAGGCTTGCAGGGAACTTGTCACACCATTCCTTCACCCATTCAACGACAAGCCGTGCTTCATCAACAGTTGCATCCAACAAAAACTCATCTGTGATCCAAGCGTTTTTCACGGTGTTGCGTCCAATTTGTGTTGTCGGAAACAAACCGCACAACCTGTCAATCATGCCCTCAATTTGTGCTGGAGTCACCTTGCATCCCCTTCCCTTGATTTTGAGTAAGCCACTTTACCAACGCTTCGTAACTTTGCAACTTGCCTTTATCAACACTGTAGAAACAGTCATTTATCTCTCTTTTGCGATCATAAGCTTCAACCCGTTTCCAACTTGGCTGCGTCTTTGGTGACAAGCAAACCATCCCCCCACCCCTTTGCGAAACAAAAATATATGCAATGGGCTTCACAACTTTGGCATCAAACCCTGACACCGTGTCCACAAACAAAGTTTCATTCGGATACGCATCAACCATGTCACCAAAAACCCGTGATGACGACTTCACTTCCAAACCTTGCTGCATCCAATCAAAAACAATGTCCGTCTCATACATTGTAATGTGTTCCCGTTCCTGCTGTGTGCGTGCGATTTGGATTGCTGGCGCATAACACCTGATCCCATCCGCTTTCAACCTTGCAGCAACCATTTCGGCATACTTGCCACCTTCCCTGAACGCAGCGTGATAATCAAACGGCACTGTCTCCGCCCTCATAGAACGCTTGCATCGCTGGCGCAATAAGTTCCTCCCAAGTGGAAAGCCTGACCATGACCAACCCTTCTTTACCCCAATCGTCAGGCATCAGAACAGCCCTTGCAGGCTTCCGCCTAGAGCCGTAATCAGCCTCATTGGACTTCACCTGCGCTTCAATCCGCAACCACGCCGTGACAGCAGGCTGTATTTGTTTGCCTGCCTTCACCTCATTGGCAAACAAAGCGTCATTCCAGCGTTCCTCATTTGCGTCACCAAACTTGTGTGACGGTGCAACACCGAGACGCTTGCGTGCTGTGCGCTGCTTGTTCAAGCCTTTCTTGCGTGACCGTTTCCCACGGGCTGCAGGATCATTGCAACCTTTGATACGGCGTTTCCCATCACGGGCAGGAACGCCAAGTGTCCCGAACTTTGGGCAGCCTTCAGCGTTGCACTTTTCCTGATTACCCTGACATTCACCTTTCCGTTCATCAGTCACATATCCTCCAACGAAAACCAGTCATTCCAAATCGCTGAAGGATGCAGCCCCAAACGGATCGCATATTTATCTGCGTACCACTGATTGATATGGATGTTGTGGTTGCGCCACTTGTACACGGTGTGATAATCCGCACCGACCGCACCTGCAATCGCATGAACCGTTGTTTCCTTATCAAACATTGCAAGCAACGCTGTCGCTGGAAACTGTTTTGTTTTCACCACCCTAGCCACGGTTGCTCCTCCTCATAATTGGAAAGTGCATCAGCAGAATTGCCTGTGAGGATATTGCCGTACATCATCATTGCAACTTTGCGCCAACGATCACGGTCAGTTTTCAATGTTTCATATTCAGCAATCGTGTACATCACACGACCTTGCGGAACCAATGTCACCTGACCACCAACTTCAGTACGCTCCAACCGAATTTCTTCACTCATCATCATCTCCTTCGTCACAAGTGATTGCGCCAATAATGCGCTTCAACACACATTTACATTTCATTTTGTTTTCCTTTTGCGCTTTGCACGCTCATCTCTGCGTTCCGCAGGTGTCTTGCCACCGAACACGCCCCATCTGTCATCACGCTCATCAAGATTGATGACAAGGTTCAAGCATTGCCTTTTCACAGGGCATGGCTGACAGATTTCTTTTGCGCCTTCATACTTGTTTTCTGCGAGTGTGTGGTGTGGGAAAAACACCTCTGATGCTTTCCCCACACACACAGCGTCCTCACGCCAGTCCTCACGCTTCAAGCGAAAGATCCTTTGCTGTGCTTGCGTCATACTTAGAAATTGCGTCACGCAACTCTGACAACGAAACACGATCAGTGCCGTCAAGCAGCACGACAATCCGTGCAGCAGATAACACATCAATCAAAGCCAAAGCCTGTTCCATACCGATTGGAATTGTTTTCATCAGCGCACCTCCATCAAATGCTTGATCAACGCTGACGCATCTTTGCTGGACAGATCGTTGATTGACTGTGCATCAAACATATCTTTCAACAATGGGGTTACATCACCGTTCACCTTTTCTTTGGCAAGTTTACTGATCAACCCTTTCTGCTTCTCACTGATCTTTGCACCTGAATTGTTTCGCACTGGCGGAATGTGAACTTTGGTGGCATTGAAAATCTCCATCAAATCCTGTTCCGTTGGCACATCATCAGCAGGTGGCATTGCTTTCACAAACTGCTGCACAACAGCAGGCGCAGGAACGCCTTTGGCTGGATGATTCTGTATGGAAGGTTGTGCCTGTTCCGCTTTACGGTTACGCACTTCCTCCAATGATGCAATCTTTTGCGTGTCAGCAGCAAGCGCAGCAACAATCGCACGACCCCAAGCGGAAGTCTCTGCGTTCATCACCTCTGAACCTGCAGTGAAATTGGTCTTGCCATAAGCCAATTCCTGTGCGACACCAATCGCAGGCATCGGATCATCAGGTGTCCTGTAACAAGCAGCCGTATAAATGATGAACTCACGCCCACCGATATCCATGATCTTGAACGGTTCATCAGGGTTCCACGGACGCAAAACTGCGTCAGGGTGTTTTTCCCTCAGTTGGCGGATGCGTTCTGCCACATCCACATATCCACTCAGGTCGTATGCCATTATTGTTTCTCCTTCTTTGGTTTCGTAACACGCATCACTCGGAATGATGCGCCTTGTTTTGTGAATTGATCAACGATTTCAGGGTGCGCAATTTTCAACGCAGCAGCATCCAAAGATGAACGCCCTTGCTGCGATTTCCAACTGACAACCTGTTGCCCATTGATTGTTCCGATCTCGTTATCCAAAAGCAATCGTGCGATCACATCTTTCGCTGAAGCTTCAAGGTCGCTTGCCTGCTTTGACATGGCACGGGCTTCCTCTAATTGCAACAGCCAATCAAATGCACTTGCTGGCAGTTCAACACTGGACGGCGTTGAATGATAAATGCGTGCAATGTCATCAGCACTGAAATCATCAAGCAGATCGCCTTCAGGTGCAAACCCGTTGTCCACCCATTCACCAAAGATTTCAGTCTCAGTATGAATCACATCAATCGCAGCAGGGTTGCTTGGAAGTTCCACGCAAGAAATGCGCAGGTCACGGTCAAGCACCACAAACCACACAGGCACTTCCAATACTGCTTGCTGCGCCCAACCTTGCCACAACCATTCAGTCGGCAAATCCGATGAATCGTAAATGCTGTAACGGGTTGTTGTCTTGGCTTCCACAACGATTGACGGTTGCTTCTCATTATCCACACCATCAAGGCTGATTGATAAACGCCCGTCACGGTACACAACATCAGGCGTGAAAATGTTTGCGCCCAATTCCTTTGATGCCCGTGCAATAAGTGCAGGTTCAAGGTCGTTGCCACGATCAAAAACTGCGTTTGATGGTTGCTCAACAGGGCGGTTCACCTTGTCAGCAAACAAACCACCACGGGTCTTGTATGGGCTTGCACCCATCAGCGCAGGAATGTCACTTGCGCCGAACACGCACTTGCCTTCCGCATCACGCCAACGGGACAGAAGCCAATCTTGGCTTCCGTGTTTATGTTTCGGTATCACTTGCATTGTTTCTCCTCTGTTTGTTTTTTGTTGAATTGTTGCGCAGGGGTGTTACAGGGTTTTCGCTGCAGCCCTGTCAGCCTTTGGGTCACGGATTTCCCATTTGCCATGTCCGATCTTTCTGAACAAATCAGGTCGGTCAATCATGAACCGCTTCACACCACTTTTCGTCAGCCCACTGATATCAGCAAGTGACTGCAAAGTTGCTTCAACGAATACATTCGCAGCACACCAATCAAGGATCATCTTGTGTTGGTCGCTGCGTGTCACCATCTCAGGCGACCTGTGTGCTGTTGCAAGCAGCGACCCGATGGTTTCTGTGCTGACAGATGCACGGACATTCTGTGGGACATGAGCCACCCACAACGGGCGACCATAAGTTGCAATCGCTTCAGCGACAATTTCCACGGCGTTCATGATTGCACCTGCAATTCTTTTGCATATTGGATTGCGTCATTGCGTGTGCCACCGATGAAAAACATTTCAGATGGTTCGTGACTGTCAAGCCCTTCATTGACCTTCACAACCCACCAACACCTACGGCAATCGTTTCTGATTGCAAAGTCAGTCCCAATAACTTGATAAACACCTGAACTCAATTTCTTTGTGGCGTTCATTATTTCGTCAATCCTTCTTTTGCCCACAATGCAGCAGTCACAGCCTGTTGATATGTGTCAGCCCAACTGACCTGAGCGTTGCCTTTTTCGTTGGTCACTGACCACACAAAATAATTGTGATAAACGCACCTGATCGTATATTTGTGTCCAGCAATTTTGCTGCTGATTGATTCTCCTTCAGCGATTGGTGAATCCCATTTGTTGGAAGTGTTCAACTGTGTGAAATCGTTTTTCTGATTCATGAGAGCAACCCCGTATATGCCAACTCGTAACCAGCGTTTGCGATTCCGTGGAAATTGTCAAGACAAGTTGATTCATGCTTGCCACTTGCTGCACTGATTTCCTGAAACGCAAGTTGTGCTTCTTTCCAATCATCTTGCAAAAGTGCAGCCTCAACTTGACGAAGTTGTTGCCTGATGTATTGAATATCCGCACGGATAAATGATTTTTTGTGTACCAATTTTTTTGACATAATGCCCTCCCTTGAGCAATGGTGCGGTTGCACCAACACATCAATCATGCCTCCGCTATCCACATAATGCAAATACCTTTTAGATCATGCAGGCAAAGGAGAAAAGGGAACAGCCCCACCCCGTACTAGGGGGCAGGGCTGCTCAACCCACGCCACACGGCGGAGAAGGAGAACACCGTGCAGCAGCGTCACCCTAGATGTTCTACAGCATCCAGTCCACTGCCAAGCACACGCATTGAATGAATCATGCCAACAGGAACGGACAACACACAATCAATCTGATCGTAACTGTTCAACGATTGACCCAACACCACATGATCAGGCTTTGCATCAGGAAACAAAATCCCACAAGAAACAACAATACACGGGTTCTCATCAATCGCATCTTTCTCTATCCAAGTGTTCGTATCTGCGTGCGCATCATGCCAAACAATTTCCACAAATGTCGCCATGTCACCAACCTTCTTTCTTCCTATCCATGCAGAATACAGGTGCTTGAATTGTCAAGTTCCGTTCAGGTGTCACAATCGCTAAGGCTTGTTGCGGTTGTTCATGCCCGAACCCCATCAGCATTGCGTATTCGTCATAGCCTTTCAGGCTTCCGTTCACAACCATTGACGGCGTGGAAATGTATTGATGCCAATGCCCCAACCACAATGTCTGAAACGATTTGCCTGTCACCATATATCGGGCGTGTTTCCTTGCACGCATCCGCATGATCGGCGGATAAATGCCACCAATGCCACCACCACCACTGACTTGATCACCGTGCGTTATCAGATGTCCGTAATCATAAATCTGTATCAAAGCATCAGCAGATTCAGGGATCGTGAATGTCACCCGTTTATCCTTACTAAAGCTTCTTTCCACCATCTTTGCCAGCAACCAATCAAAGTTGGTTTTCACACGCTGCTTCATTCGTGGTTTCCGTGTTGTCCTACCGTGATTCCCAACCACAGAAACGACATGACATTTCTTGAACTCTGTTGCAAGCAACCCAACAGCAGCAGAAACTTGTTCCGCCCAAAACAACAATGATCCAATCATTGTGTCCTCATTCGTGAGTGCAAGTTCCTCATGGATATCGCCGCTGAAAATGTCACCGCCAAGAATCAAAACAACGCCGTCATAGTTGATTCCTGACAGATAGTGGCGTGCCATTTTGATGACATTCTGTGTCCACTTTTCCAAGCGCATCACAGCGATCTGCCTGTTGTATGCGTTCAACCCTTCCATCTCCTCAGGGTTCACAACTTCATCAAAGTGTGTGTCACTCAACATCACGACAAGCGTTGCTGCATGGGCTTTCGGTTTTACAGGTGCAAGCCATACTGGCGGTTGCACAGATAAACCATCCACCAAATCAACAAACGAAAGAGCCTTTTCAAGTTCCTCCAACTTTGTTTGCAATCTCACATTCTGATTGGCGTAACTGTCACGCTGCTTGCGCAAACGCAACAACTCCCCGTTACCTTCCATTTCAGCAGCCTGCTGTATGTCATCACCTAAGCCCATCAGATTCCTTCCCTATCTCTCCAACGGTTCACAGCACTTCTAGTCACTGTGAAACCATTGTCATTCAACACTTGCGATATCACGCTAGGGGAAATTGTTGGGTTGCGCAATGCGCACAACAAATCCTCTTTATCATCCCCATCCATTTGCGCCATTGCTTTTTCAATGCTTGATTGAAAACCGCCTTTATTGACTGGCGTTGCCTCTATCTGCTTCAACAGTTTTCCCATAGGTTCCTTCTCCATGTGACTGAATGTGCTGTTCCAACTTATCATCCACTTTATTGAGACCTTTGTAGATCATGCGGAGTTGCATCTGAACCACAGCATGATCCTCACGGTTCTCCTTCCGTGCCTCTTTGCTTTCCTTCTTGAATGACTGCATGAAGCCCACAACAATCCCTCCCAATGTTGTTATGCAGGCAACAATTATCGCAGCAGTGCCAGCGTCCATCTCATTATGCGCCAGCAACAACAGCAGGGAGATCATCTCCACAAACAAGACGGATATGCCACGGCTCTTCCTGAAGTTCCCAACTGAAACCATAAGTTTCAATATTGTTTCTCATCCACTCCAACACTTTTCCGTTCGCATTTGCAACATCAATCGCAATACCAAGATTGTGATTGGATGAGCCAGGAGTTGCCATAGGTGCGTTTCCCTTTTTCAGATACCAAGTCTTTCCCTCAAACTTGCGTGTCTTTGCACCTTCAATCGGTTCAAGTTGATAACGACTTAGGAATCCACGCTTCTGCACTTCGTATGAACGGTACAGATCCCCTGCGCTTGTTGGCTTCAATTCAATTCCATCTGCTGCAGCCTTTGCCACAAGTGCGTTCCACGCTTTCGCTGCTTTCGGATGCAGGAAACCACCTCCAGCAACCTTGATCAACAAAGTTGATGGGAGTTTGCCTGCTTCAACACCAACCAAATTAGAAGGTAAAACGATTTTGTGAATCGGCAACAAACTCATTTCGCAGTCTTCTTGCGTGCGATCTTTGCTGGTGTAGCACCAAACGCTACATCAATCTCGTCCATCGTAAGTTCACCATCAATAGATGCCCGTGCCAAAGTTTCTGCAACCTTGAATACGGAAACTGCGCCAGCGATGCAAGCAGACTTCCAAATCTCCAAATCAGGCGCAATGATTGCAGCACCCGTGACTACACCCAACGCATTTGTAAGAAATAACGCAATAATTCTGCCTGCGACATCCTGCACCTTTTTCATTTTGAATCACCTTTCTTGAGAACCGTTGCCACAAAATGTACCAGTACGGTGAAACAAGTAATCCACAACGCTTGTTTCAAGGTTGTTCCAGACAAAGTCAGCAACACTAGACCCGTGCCAGCCCACACCCATGCGTTTTCAATCAAATAATCATGCAATTTTTTCATTACGCCTCACAGGTGCAGATGACGGTAGAGCCACAAGGATTGTAGTGCCTGCGATAATCGTACGGCGCACAGCGACATTGACATTAGAACCCAACGGAACATAGGTGCTGAATCCGTTGTTGCCAAAGATGTTGAGCGTGTCCTCAAAGGCTTGCTTCACTTCATCAAGAACATCAGGGTTGTTCAGCGTGTCCGCAATGACGGCAGCCATATCCTCGGAAAGTTGTGTTGGTTCAATCTGCTCAAAGAGTTTTTGTGCCTGATCACCTGTGATCGCCGTAAGCACTTCAGGAGACGCAACCAACTGTTCCGCCTGTGCGCTGCTCAAATCCGCTTTCAAGATTTCGGTGACAACTGCCTGCACGGCCTCATCAGTTTTTGCATCAGCCAAAACAGAAAGCATCTCAACGAACTCTGCAGCGGTCAAAGGTTGCGATTCCGCCACAGCAGGAAGTTCTACGGTTGATGGTGGGGAGATTGCCGTGATCGGTGGTTCAGGCTCAACAGAGGGGCTTACAGGGGGCTCTGGTGCTGTTTCTGGGGGAAGGTTTATCGTGATGATTGGGGCAATGGTTTCTGGTGGTGCAGGCTCAGTATCAGGTGGGGCTGGCTCTTTGGTTGGTGGGTCTGGTTCTGTTTCGGGTGGTGAAGGTACAGTTACAGGCGTAGGAACATGAGGAGGAACTGATGTTGTTGAAGTTGTTGTGGTTGTTGTCGCTGGCAGGAGTGTCGTTGTTGTTGTTGTGCTTGACATTGTTGTTGTGGGCTGATCTAAAAGGGTCGTGGTACTGGAAACATAAAGGGATGTAGATGAAGTTGTTTCTAGGACTGTTGTTGTTGTTTGTGGTGATTCCGTTGTGGTTGTTGCAACGGTTGATGGAGGATTAGTTGAAGGTTCTGTTGTGGTGCTTGTTGGCATGTCCGTTGTCGTGGTACTTGCTTCTGTGGTTGTTGTGGACTGGACTGATAAAGCGTCAGAAGTAAATGCTTCAGG